AAGGTAAATTATCTGGCGAATAAACTTTTTCAACCCCAGCATCTTTATAGGCTTGTCTAGCTTCAGCGTTATTCTCAATCACATAAACCACATCCAAACCTTCTGCTAGCAACCTTGAAGCAACATCACCCTTATAGGTAACGCTTTTATTCTGATTATCTGGTTGCATAATCAATTCTGAATAATCTACCCCAAGTTTATCTAACAAATCTGTAGTAGCCATGCGATTTGATTCATGCCTACCAGTAACAACAACTAAATCTACATTTTGAGATTTGATAAAAGAATAAACAGGTTGATTCAATTCGCCATAAAGTGAGAGAGTTTCGTCTAGATCACTAACCCCAATTTGTTTAGGCAAAGCCCTAACAGAAGATTCACTAGGCAGATTGTTCACCCAAGATTGCCCCGGATTTCCACCCCAGGCATCCCAGGCTACTCTGCCAGCCGAAGGAAAGCCTTCTTCACCAGCGTTGAAACCTGTAGCCTTCTTATCTACTTCATGTCTAGCAAAATAACTGATCATGCGATTGACTACATCAGCAGACAGATCTGCACCTGAAGCAAGTTGAGTTGCCCTTCTTCTACCTACAGAAGTGAAACCTGATCCAGCGTAACCTTCTTCAATCCATTTCAAAGCTCTTTTAGCCGCCAAAGCAACACCTTCAGGGGGAGAATAAGTTCCTGCACCAACTGCACGCTTGAATTCTCCACCAACAGGAATACCTTCAGCCAAACTTATTGCAACCATCTGATCTATAGCCTGTTGTTTAGTTTGATGTGTGCCTAAAACTTCGCCATCATCTTTTACAGTTTCCCAACCCGAAGGGCTTTTCTTCACAAAATAAGGCACTATTCGCCTGTTTCGTAACTGCCATCTGGAACAGTTGTAGGATTCTGAAGTTGAACTGTAGGCAAACCTGTGTGGCTAATCTTAGGAAGCCCAAGAACCTTTAGAACATCTTCAGGAACAAAACCAAGGGCAATAAGTTTCTGTGCCATGTCCACCTTAGTTTCTTCTTCAGTTAGAGAAGCCGCATTGATGTTCACATTTGCTAATGGAACTCTAAGAACATCTCCACCTTCAATGCCTTCCATGTTCTCTTTTCTGCGAACTTCATTTACAGAGAACACACCATTTTGAAGCATCTTAGAATAGCCTTCAATTCTTGTTGCATAATCTCCACGAAGCAGATCGTCTGTATTGAAAGATAAGAAAGCGAAATCAGGTAGAAGACTTGAGAAAGCATCTTCAAGTTTCGCTACCCATGGACGGATTGTGTGGCTTAAGAAGGCTATTTGCTTCTGCTCAATAGAATTGTAGCTTTGCCCACCATTGTTCAAACCGATCATGTCTGTTGGAACTCGGTATGCTCTAGCAATATCTTCCACAGCAAGCCTTCTTGAATCAAGCATCTGTGCCTGATCGTTAGCAATAGTTGTTGGCTTGAAACTTGCACCACCAGAAAGAATTCCTGTTTTGTGTGCTTTACGGAAACTCTTATGCTGTCTATCAAAACTTCTGGCTAGGTTCTCTGCCTGTTCAGCGGTAAGGGTTCCTGGAACTTCTATGACCCCTTGGGTTAGTGTGCCTTGACCGAAGAAGCGTGCCGCAAAACCTTCCAAAGAAATTGCTAAACCAATGTTTTCTTTCAAAGTATCAATTGGAGATCTAGCTCTAAGATCACCAGCAACAAGGATTGAACCGCAAATGTGAAGAACTTCATCTGTAGTCAAAGTCTTATTTGCTTCACCTGTGTAAGTAAAAAGTTTTTGTCCTAAAGAATTTCTGCTAACTGTTACAGCCAAAGGGTTCAATACCATCATGTTTAGAATCTCGCCTTTATCATCTCTAAAGATTCTTACAAAGGCGTTTCCATCAGTAAGCAAGCTAATCAAAGTTTGTTGCCAGAAGGCTACCGAAGGAATCATTACATCTGGTTTGATAACCCAGGCTGGGCGTGGTCTATAAGGAACAGCGATACCATCTTTACGAATCAAAGTATCTACAGGCAAAGAAGAAATAGTATCTGAAATCAGAGATACACAAGCCCAAATAGCATTGACCTGCAAAGAAGTGTTGTAATCAACAAAGGCCGCAGATTGAGTTTCATAAGAAGTGAGATCACCTGCACCCCAGATTGATTGAAAACTTACAGCCCTAGATTCACCAGAAAGATTTCTTAGCATTACTTGCCACCCTTATCTAAAGCCAAACCAAACAAAAGAATTCCAACCCCAGCCACTACTAAACCAGCCGGGAGAAAGATAATTGAAACACCAACAGAAATAACTGCGATACCTGAAGCTTGTAAAATTGTCGCTAACAAATTCATCCTTAGAACACAAAAAATTCTGGAATTGGATCCGCTTCTAGTTTAGTGCTTGCTCTATCATATGCGATCACGAAAGCGACAGCCGCATCTATCTTTCTAGCACTACTGCGAGATTCTTTCACAATCCTTGCACCCATAGCATCAATCTTCAACATACAGTTATCCAAATGCCTTGCAAGCAAAGGATTCCCATCATGAGTAAGCGTAGATTCAGTAACAGCATCAAATACTTTCTGGCAAGCCGGGATCATTCTTCTTGGGCTGGTAGAAGGGAATTCCACAATTGGCAAACCCAAATCCTGAAGAACAGCCATAGATCTCTGCCATCTGAAAGGGTCAAAGGCAATTTCTTTTACAAACCTGTATTTCTGGCAAAACATCTTTATAGTTTCTTCAACTTCTAAAGTATCAACACGCCATTCAGCGTTATCTGTAGGTTGCTTCTCCCAAGCCTTCACCAAAAAAACATGGGGCTTTTCTTCTTTATTCTTCGGAATAGTAACCCCAACAATTGCTGTTGTATCTCCAGAGAAAGACCCATCCACACCCAAAATGATTTCATCATCAAGCGAGATTTCCTTCTCCATTCTTAGGGTCTGCCAAGACCCGGCAGGAAGCCAAGCATTCTGTGAGCTAACCCATTGATTACAACGCTTAGTTCTAAACTCTGCTTCAGGGGTTCTTTTAACCATAGAAGCAAAATCATCCTTAGAGTTCAAATCACCATAACCTGGATTAGCGGCAATCCAAGTTGATTCTTCTCTATGATCTGCATCCAAAGGTGCTTCCCACCAAGCCATGTAAAAACTAGGATCATCTATTTCACCCGAAGCAACCTTCTGCCCATACTGATACAACTGATAAGCAGTTGAATCTTGCCCTGTGGAATCAGACTTCACGCCACAAGTAGTTGTAGCAAGCATCATGGGTTGTCTTCTAGAAGCCATAGACAGTTGCATAACATCCCACATCTTACGATCTTGCAAAGCATGAACTTCATCAAAGATAACTGCCGAAGCGTTCAAACCTTCCTTGGAATAACTCTCGGAAGAAAGCACACGCCAAACCGAACCAGTTTCAGGAACTTCAATAACATCCCGATAGATGTTACACATAGAAGCAAGTTCAGGTTCTCTCTCAATAATTTTTCGGGCATCTCCGAAAGTAATTCGTGCCTGTTCCTTTTCAGCCGCACAAGAATAAACTTCACCCCCTTCATCACCATTGAAAAGAAACCACAGCCCAAGCCCGGTCATTAGTGCAGACTTTCCGTTTTTACGAGCTTTGCCCCAGAGTGCTGTTCTTTTAGCGAACAAACCATTTTCATCTAAAACTAAAGTTTCAGTAAGCAACTGTTCTTGCCAAGGTCTAAGCCTGATCGGTTCACCTGCACTACCAGCAATAGAATCCTTAGTTAGCGTTACAAAGGTGTTTATAAAATCAATCGCATCTGCACCCTTAGAACCATACTGAAGATCTGTCGGAGTTAGCCAAGCAGGTGGCCAGGAACTATTTACTTTCTCCATTAGCCCTTGCTTCTTGCCTTCGTTTCAATGCTTCCATTTTACTAATCGCCTTTACTTCAGCAACGCCCAACCTAGATCTATCTGCCGGGGTAAAACCCAGAAGGCTAAGGTTACTAATAATCCTTGAATCAAGTTCTCGCAAAGCTCTGCGTTCACGCCAATCATTTTCAGCCAGAACTTTCATCCGAAGATCATGGCGTTCATCCACAAGCTCACAAGTCATAAGCAAAATCTCTGAATCAGTATTAGGGCTAATCCAACTCAAACCCGAACCCCAAACCTTATTCCAAAAATCAAGACCATGTTTTAGAAGTGGTCTATCAGGTTTAGGAATTGAAGCAATAGGTTCAAGCAGTTGGATTGTAGAAGAATCAGGTAAAGCCCTTTTCCCTGGGTTGCCTAACTTCCTTTTAACTTCAACAGGCTTAGTTGGTCTTCCAGCGGGCATCAGATTTTTTCTAAGCAAATTGAAATGTTCATAGGTCAAGCCTATTTCAAAAAACCAATAATTTTGCGAATACCTGCGAAAAAGTTTCGGGGTTTCCTAGAAAGCAAACTTGAAAAGAAAAATGCCCCACCCCCATCAAGACCCGGGGTATAGGGCTACATCCCTTTGTTTATAAGGGTTCTAGGTTTGGTTGGATTATTTATAAAGGCTGGTTGCCACGCCTTGAGTTGCAAGAAATGTGTGCCGGGAGAAGTGGAGAATTAGCATCACCTGGGATTAGGTGATCAGCAGAGATTTGTTTCCGATCTGTGAAGGCTAGGCCGCATAGGTGGCAATGAGTAGCCACCCCCCTTATGACTTCTCTTTTCTTTTTGTATTCCTTGTTGTAATACGCCCCTTTCTTTCTTTCATGAGCTACACAGTAACTGCCCCCTGTTGTTAGTTGATTGCAGGTTAGGCATGGCTTAGGGAATCTGCTCAATCTATTTCTTCTTCTAGTGGGTCATAGATGGCTTGGAATCCTAAAGCAACATCTGTGTTGGTAAGTATTGAACCATGTCCAGCATCTGGCATCTGTGGTCTATCTGAATGTCTGTGGGTTTTACGCCATGACTTTACTAAGGTGATTGCTTCACGATCATCTGTTTCAAACTCTGCACCACAGGAACAAACTTCTCTGATCATAGAAGCCTAATGAATCTGATTTGGCTGTTCTTGAAATCGCTTAGGGGTTGAATAACTGTTGTTTTGTAATACTGGTTAGCGTTCACGATCTGACCTTCACCAACATAGATTGCCGAATGATAGAAGCTTGTGCTTCCTTTGTATGCGAATACAACGATATCCCCAATCTTAGGTTTGCTTACACGCTTGCCTAAGTGTCCTTGCTTATCTGCTGAATGGGGGATAACTATCCCTAGTCTTTGGTAAGCGTATCTGACCAGCCCGGAACAATCCCATCCTTGAACTGTTGAACCTGAAAAGACATAGGCTGTTTTATTTGCCCTTGATTTGATGTAGGAGATAACTTTCTTTAGTTTGTGTTGATTGCTATTTGCAATTAGTTTTGCCCGAACATCTTCTTTCACTATTTGAGAAGGTATTACTTCGGCTTGAATCATTGAAGGGTTTCCTAAGTTTAGAGCTGCCACTAGAGAAACGATTACCGCTATTTTTGTTTTCATCTTGCATCCTTGCCCCATCCGCCACCATTGAAACGAATGGTTTGAATTCCGAATCTTCTAACCATATCTAATTCGCATAACCCACAATAAGGAACTTTTACTTCTTCATTGAGATCAGCAATTATTTGTTTTGTTACTCCACAATTAGAACAGATGTAAAGATAGGTTGGCATCAGATTTTCCAAACTGTCCCGGTGAAGTCTTTATCTTTCTCTAAGACAAAGCAAACTAACCCTGGTTGGCTATCTTCACCTTGGCTTGTTCTCCACCAGTTACTTCCATTATCTAGTGTGGCCGCTTGAACCCAGAACCTTGATGTTCCACGAACAGTTGAACCTAGCTCTAACACTCTTAGATGGTGAAAATGCCCTGAAACGCCTATGGTGGCCGCATGAACAGGTTGCTTACCGAAGGCTTGCTTTCTCCACCAATCAGGAACTGCATCAGGTCTGCCAGATTGATGCCCATGCCACATACCTAAAATGTGGAACTGATCATCAAACACATCTAGGGCTAAAGATTCATCATGCTGGGCTGGTTCATAGAACTTGATGTCTAAGCCTACTTCTTTACTTAGCCGAGCTAATGTTCTTGCAATGTGGATTCCCCAATCATCTGTTACTTTGCCCACCCTTTGTTTGTTCACTCTGAACTGGCAATGATTGCTTCCAACGCTTAGATAAGTTATTGGGGCGTGCTTACTTAGCATCTTCAAAGTTTCCCAAGCTAAAGATGTAGCCAAATCCACTTGTTGCATCAAAGATAAATCGTTGGTATTTAGTTGATGTAGATCAGCGGCATTACCAAAGTTTTCTATCGTATCGCCTACATCACAGAAAATGATTTTCTCTGGTTTCTGTTCTTTTACTTTGGCAAGAAGTTTCACTTGAGTTTCAGCAACTCTATGAATCAATGCTTCAACGCCGCCCCTATGATCCACTTTACCTACCTGTAAATCTGACCAGAGAACAACTAAAGCTTTACCTGAAGCAACAGGCTTAGGGGTTACAGGTTTAGTTTTCTTCGCCAAAGAATAAAGCAATGGCAGATCTACAACAGAGTTTTTTCTTCTCCATGAGATACGAACTGAAGTTTGCCATGCTGGTTCAAGTGGAAAAGGTCTTGCAACTTGCCAGCGTGAAATCCTGGGTTGCCCAATGATTTCTATTTCTTCCGGGTTGATTCCTGCTTCTCGCAGAAAACCTTCAATGTCTGCCGGGTTATCCCCTTCAACTGGTGGAAGTGTCGCTGTTCCCCCTTCACCATCAAAAACTACAGATGGATTCCAACCTTCAGGAATAGTTACCTTTGGGGCTGGAACACTTAGATCTTCCAACATGAGCATCTTTTCTCTCTGTGATGTTTGATGGCTGTATCGCTGATCTTGATATCACGCTTCAACAGTTCATTGCTTAGGGTCTTACAAGCCCACTCTGGGTTCATAACAGCGGCTTCTAGGATTGCAGAATCTTTATCTGAAAGTTCATCTCTCAAAGTTCTGACCCGACAAGTGGTTATTCTTACTGGGATTTGTAAGTCTTCTAGCATTATCTTCTTTCCAGATCTGGGTTGTATGAGCTAGTTCTAGGATAAACGATTTTCTTCGCCAAACTGTTTGCCAAAGTCTGCAAGATATCGCCTTGGGCCGCACAAACAAGGAGAAGATTCGCTAAATCTAGTTTGATGTCTTCAATGTCGCTAGACCACACAAGATTTTCATCTCGCAACAAATCCAAAGCTTCCTGTATCTCTTTAGTAATCATTAGAGCAAATTCTTCAGGCTAGCAAGAATAAAAACCAATTCACGAATTCTTTCTTGAGTTCTCGGATCAGACTTAGTTTTAGATAAAACTCTGATTTCGGCATAAATCATTGCTGTTGCTTCATTGATGCCAGCAGTTCTCCCGGTCAATCGGGCTTGAAACCAAAACTTACGCATGGTCTTTGGGAATAGTGTTTCCAGGAATCTAATCATCTGTTTCATCTCCATCTAAAGGGTCAATGTAATTTGCTTGAGTTACATAAGCAATAAAAACGCTGGTAAGCATTAGAAGCACAAACCCAACAACTAGGGTTAGCAAAATAACCAGAATTAGTTCTAGCATTAGTCAATGTCCTTCGCATCAAGAAGTTTTTCAAGAATCAGATCCAGAATTGATTGCAGTTGAGCATTGGTAATGATTTCTGCTCTTTCTAGCTCTATCAAAGCGTTTGCTGTTCTTTCGGCTTCGGCTTTACGCCCTTGAAGTTCTCCAGCCTTGTAATCTTTGCTGAAGATGTTGATTGCATTTTCTCGGCATGAACATAAGCCTTCGCAACTTTTACTACACATTAGTTCTCTCCTTCTGTTTTGAATAGATTTTCTTCAATGAAAGTATGAAGCAGTTCAAAGCCTTCATGCTGATCACTCTTATTTGTCGCATTTTGTAGAAGCCTGTAAATCTCTAGTAAATCCCAGATCTGTTCTTTAGTCATTTCCTGTTTCTCCTTCACAATTTTGAATTGCTGTTTCTTCTGTCTGGTAGTTATCCCAACAAGATTCTTGAGTTTGACCCCAAAGAACCAAAGTGCCAATTAGTATTGCCAAAGCTGCTACAGCAATAAACATGAAGTAGGCAGATTCCTTCTTAGTTAGATCGGTCATTGAATCTCTCCTTTGATTAGAGCAATCGCATGACTTACAGGCGTGCTACAAGAACAAGATAACTGCCCTTCAAGTATTTCCAAGATTCGTTTTCGTTCTTGCTCTGCACCCCAGGCAACCTTATTCAGAAGCATCTCCTGAAAATAGGTTCTAGTCATAACAAGATTCTTCGTGTTCTCCCGGCATTTACAAGTGGTCATAACCAAAACCCCATTAGGTTCTTTACTCATTGATCCATCTCCTTAGAAGCTTGATCACTACAAGAATCAAAAAACCAAACCAAATACTAAAAACAATTGGATGGGTCAAAATTGGTTCAACGATTGAAAGAACAAACATGAACAACAAAAACATAGCAAGCATCAATAAAACTTGAAAAGCAAACTTGACCATAATTAGTTACCCATCCCAAGAACTGTGCGAACCTGAACAATCGCATAGTTACGATCTACATTGGCCGCAGAAGCAAAATCTACAATCGCTTTATCCCAAGCTTCAAACTTATCTGTATGCAAATTGAAATCTCTACCACAAGCCCACCAATCCTTGTAAGTATTTACAGCGATAAGGAAAAGTTCTTCAAGCATCATTAGTTCTCCCCCTGAACTGTGAACTTACTGTTCACATACTCATAAGCGAAAAATTCTTCATTCGCCCCAAGGTCAAGATAAGTTACTGCGTAAAGATCACCAGCAAACCAGCGAACAAACTGCACTTTACGGATTGAACCATCTGCAACTTCAATAACATCACCTGATTGCAAGTCTTGAGTTAACTTAGTCATTACGCACCCATAAATTCTGCGTAAACGCTTTTCTTGACTTGCTTTGCAATTCTGGCAATCTTTGCCTGTGAATCTTCAGACCAATCAATTAGTGCTTCATCATCAATGAAGTTTTGAATCTTTAGTGCATCTTCTAAAGTAATCTTTAGTGTTTCAGCAATAAATCGTGTATCTGCGTTCATTTTGTGTTCCTTCGTTTGTCCGATTCAGGCTTTCTGCCTGATAAGACAAATCTACCCGATTTCAAGGGTTTCAGGTAGCATTTCCACAAACTTTTTTGATAAAGATTAGGTAACAGAAAAAGCCCTAAAATAGCCTTGAAGACCCCGGAATCTGTCCCTGTAATGCAACCCAGCATAGATCAAACAGCCGGGGTTTCAACTTTAGGGGAACAAGCTTACAGTTACAGCCACCCCAGATTGACCCACAGCATACTTCTTACTGATCTCAAGGCGAACAACCAGAGAATCATCCTTCCAAACAGGTTTCATCCCATCCAGGAGACTTCTCGCCAATTTATCCAAATCCGGGGGCGTAATCGGATAATCCCTAGTAACTGTCCTAGGTCTAGTCAAATAGAAAACTGCTTCAACCCGAACAGCCTGATCAAACTTGCTTTCATCCCCAGAATCTTTCATGGCTTGAATCACAGCATCATTTACTGCTTTTCTCCACGCTGGAAGCTTAGGGGAAGATTCAACAATCAAAGGAATATTATTTCCAGCCGCAGTTCTTCTAGTTCCAACATACTTCTTAGACCCTTGGGGGGCTGGATCAGTTCCAAAAACTGTAAAACTAAAATTACTTCTTGCCATAATAAAATCCTATAATCATGATCCAAAAGAAAACCCCTACCAGCAAATTTATTGCTGATAAGGGTTGAACAGTTACCGAAGCATTTACTAGAAAAAGAAAACCTACTAAATACCCCAGTAACCAAGATCTCATTTAGAAGGGTGCAGAAGCAACTGGTTCAGCAACCTTTGGGGCATCAACCTGTGCATTGTTGATATCAAGCTTGACTTTTCTGCCCGGCTTACCTGTCTTATCTTCAAAGTCTTCAATCTTTGCAGAGAGCTGACCAAAAACAGTAACCTGCTGATCAACAACAAGGTTATGTGAAACAGCGAACCAAACACTCCAAGTTCTTGTGTAATCTTCACCTGTAGCAGACTTGTAACTCTCAACGAGAGATAAACCCTGATTTGATGCACCAAACACTTTAGAAACTTTTCCTGCAACTTTTACAACAGCCATACTTTTTCTTCTTTCATAGATTAGTTATTTTATTTGGGTGAAACTTTACTGCCCGATAATCCTATAGCATCTCTGCGACAATGTGGGCAATGTTCACACAATCTCTATGACCACAAATTCTTAGCCCAGGCAAAACTAAAACCCCTTCATCATCCACCGGGTTCAAATCAGCATCTAAAGCCCCTTGATGGGGTGAACATCTCAACTTGCCATACTGAATCATAGTTGCTGGCTTCACCCTGCAAGAAGCACACAGCAGATCCTTCCTGCCACGCTTTTCAGCATTTACTGTCCACACAAAACCACATCTGCGACACTCAACCTGATTATCCTGCAAAACCCTTTTCCCTAACCCTAGAAAACTCTCCATCAAACTTCGCTTCAAAAAAGCCTGTAGCCCCATGCCTATTCTTCACTACATCCAAAGTTATCAAAGACTTCTGCCCGAAAGCATAAAGCTTCTGACTAAGCCCAGCCGCAATGTTCTTATCTTCAATAATGTCTTCATCACTTTGCTTCCTAGACAACATAATAATTACATCTGCATCCTGTTCAATCTGCCCAGAATCCCTAAGATCCCCG